CTTCTTTTTGTCCAAAATACCCAGACAACTTTTCAGCCGTTCCTGGTTGCATAAGTTGGTCAATTGTACTTGATAAAAACTTATTGTTTACTTGTGTTCTAAAATACCGAGGTAAGTGATCTGAAGAGCGCCTTTTTTCTGGGCCGCCCGCAGGCAATTGTGTTGGGTTTTGGTCATCATTATATGCCATATTAGTAGCTTAAACCTCCGCTAGATGTATTATTAGTATCTGTGTTACTTTGTATACCTGATGTAGACGAAGTGATACTGGTAACTACTGCTCCGGAAGATCTTAATCTGCCAGCTGTGATTGCATCAATAATTTCAATATTTTCAACTGTTGCACCACTAATAAATATTTCGTCACTTTCTGATTTTATTTCTTGTAACGATCCATATGACTGATTTAGTTGGACAGGAACAATTATAAAAGTAACTAAGTTAGGCGATAATTGACTCATTACATAACTTGATAATTCTGAGAAGTAAAATCTATCGCCAAAGTCCCAATTGTCAAGAGCAAAAAACTTGTTTATTGCACTAATAACTTTTGATTTTATTTCATTATCGTTAAGAACTAAATCTGGGTTCTTAACAATTTTAAATGTTGATTGCAAATCTTCTTTAGCCTTATTACCAAATAGTATCTTATACTTAACTGGATGATAGATAATTTCATCACTAAGTGACTTAATTTTATTAAGATTGGTAGCATAGCTAATATACAATTCGTCATTGCTAGGAGGTAACGGTTTAGAGTCTAAATCTCCGTCTAACCATTTTCTAAATAAGGTGTCATAACCTTTGGTTAACATATATGTATCAATGATATTACTTGCACTAGGATCAATTCTGCTGTTCTGATCTGCGGCGTGTATATATTGGAACTTGAGCGTGTCTCTACCTACTCTTGCTTTGTAGTCAGTTGTAATAGTTAATGTTGCTGTAGTTAAATTAAATGTCTCAAAAATATCTTCTTCTACAAAATAAAATAGTTGACCATCATCATAAGCACTTAATGCACCTACTCCTGATTTTTGAGCAATAACTAACACATTAATTGCTTCTTTTGACGTATAAACAAAATCTTCAACACCATCTGTAGATGTGTTTTTCTTTAAGAATACAATCTTACTATTAGGATTAACTTCTTCGTTTACAATGTCATCAAAAATTTCAGGGTTATCAACTACTCCGTCATCATCATCGTCGAAAAAGCTAATTTCAATTTTTTTACTATCAACATATCCTTCTGCATCTCTGTATTCTTCTACAATTTCCCAGAAGTAATCTAAATTAAATGGATATAAAGAATCAGGTTTAGTATTAATATTTAAAACGTTAATTTTATCTTTAACAATTTTACCTGTTTTGTTGTTATAAATTTTATCTGAACTATCATAGTAGAATCTAATGTCTTGATCGCTTTCAAATATATAACGCATTGCACGATGGGTAATAGTATATGTATCACCGTCTGTATTAAATTTTAATAACCAACTAGCATCAAGTTGTGAGTTTGTAGTATCGCCTGTTTTACCAGTACTAAAACTACTATTTGCTGCTAGGTTATTTTCAGTAATAAGTCTCCACTCACCGTCTGTTCTTGAAAATCTTAATCCGAATGTTCTATAAGAAAATATTTGTGCAGTAATTTGCGCCTTAACATCATCTGTCAATGACGAAGGAATTGCTGTTCTAATTTCAATTAATTTAGAATTGCTCGGTATTTGATCGTTAAACACAATTGGACCAGTACTGTCTAGTTTTATTTGTGTTCCGTCTCTGTCTACACTAACAACTTTAACCCACTTGTATGTTGTGCCGCCTCTAAAGTCAGGCAAGCCTGATTCTAACTTTCCGTTTAAAAAATGGAAACCTTCTGGTGGTACAAATTTAAGTAGTGAGTTTGATTTTACAAACTTCATATTAGAGCTTGTAAATGTGCCTACTTTAATTAACACTCCTGCTGAGTTTGTTAATCTACCAGTAAAGTTATTTGTTTCAGAAGATAATTCAGTCCACGTTGCTCCTAGATCTTCAACTAGTAACTTTGGAAAATTATCATAGTAATAATTACGTACTTTTATACTTGATAAAATAGGTTCAATTGTGTTAGATATTTGACCTTCAATATCAGTAAGTGTTTCAAAATTAAAACTTGATTTTAGTGTTAAGTTATTTTTGTATATTGCGCCGTCTGTACCAAATAAATTCGTAGTTGAATATTTTCCAGTTGCATCAACTAAATCAAAATATCTACTAATTCCGCTTGACGTTCTATTAACACTTTTTGCTTTTACAATATCTTGACTTACAGTTAACGGTCCTAACTGATAGTCTTCACCAGTAACCATTCTATTTTGTGTATAATATGTTGCTGGTGCATTTTTCTTAATACTTGCATTGCTTTCAGAAACTGTTGCATTATCAATTGTTGATTTTAGTTCAAGTGTAATTGTAAGTGTTTCTGCTTTGCCTTGTCTTGATACATAAGGAATACGTACTGCAATTCCTCTCAAATTGTCAGGCGAAATAACTAAACGCTGATTTTTACTTGTTCTATAATATGTGCGGAAATTGCCTTGTGGTAAATTACCAAAAGTTCCGTCACTAAAGATTAAACTAATTCTATCTTCAATACGTGTTAGCACAGAGTAGATATTACGTATGCCTTTGTTTAAACTGTTATAGATAACATTGTTGCCTTCAACTGCTTCAACCTTAGTCCACAATTCTTGTTCGTTACCTAAACTATCTAATTTATAAAGCCATACATCTGACTGGTTAACATTACGTGCATCAATACCAACTACTTGACTAGTTGATGGATTAGTTACGTTAAACTGTCCTTGATCCATTGTACCTTGTCTAAAGTGGCAAAAGAAGCCTGAGTTTGAACTAGCAACGCCGCGGCCGTCATCTCTATACAAAAACGCAAAATTGTTGCCAGGGAACGGTGCTTCTTCTTCAATATTTGCATCAGTAAAGTCTGTTGAAACTACTTCAAATGATACTGATTTACCGTCAACTGTTTTAGAAAAACTATAAACTGGTACTTCAGTATTAGTACTATTCATTCTATACTGTTCTGTAGGAACACCTGCAATAAGTTGTTTTTTAACAGGTCTTCCATATGTGCCGTTTACGGGCAACGAAGCATTTACTACACGGATAAACTGTTCATACCAATCAGGATTAGCAGTGTCGTTCCACTGAATTGTTTGTCCTTCTAAATTTGTACCATTTGAATCAATAAGATCTTCTGTAGTACTTACTGCTTCAATTTTTAATAATCCATTAGCTGCTTGATTACGTTTTGGATTGTAAGAAAGTAAACGTGCTAAACGGAGAACTGATTCTCTACGTTCAGCTAATTCTAAAAAGTTTTCTCTAGCATTTAAGTCAATACGGAAAGCAATGTTTTGACCTAAAAACGCAATCATATCAATTAACGCAAGATATTCACTCGAGTCAATATAATCGTTAAAATCTTCTGGATAATTTTCTCTCAAATAAGAGATCATTGTACGTCTTAGATTATCGAAATCGTAAGACTTGAAATCAGCATTGCGAAAAGACTGATAGACTCTTTTCCAATCTTCTGCTAGTAGTAATCTATTTTGTCTATCTGTTGATGACATCGTATGCTTTCCTTGTTATAATGTATTTATTGCCTTTGAATAAGTACGCACTTAATCCTATAAAAGAAACCCTGCGTTTTCGTCAAATTTCATTTGCATCGTCTCTGAAATATTATAAGGCAAATAAGTTAATGTACACTCAATTTGTATTCCGCTTTCATATGTAGATACTGTAATATCATCTACATTTGCTCTAGGATCAAAGTTTATAACTCTTGCAACATTTTTAAGTATTGCATCACGTAATTGATCTGTTAACGGTTCAAATAAAATATCCCAAATAATTGTTCCAAATTCTGGATCACTTAATTTTTCGCCTTGACGAATATGAAAGTTATTAATAATATCTTGTTTAATGAGCTCAATATCATACAGTACCCATTCAGCAGCGTCAGGATTTACAGTACTGATTCCTCTATATGCTCGCGATTCAGCAACCACCTCTTGAGACTGGTTACTTGGTACTGTAATTTGTTTGTATATACTCTTTTCTTGTGTGCTCATACTGTATTTACCCTACTTTTATTGTACATTAAAATTAACTAAGCTACGTTTTCCGTCAACTTCCTGTACTCTTAATTTTGTGCCATCGCCCATTGTCACTGTTTGATTTGCTTTATATTTTCCTGATCCAACATCTGCAACTGTTGCACGATCTACACTATTATTAAATGCTCCTGTGTTGTTACTAGTTGGTACTGATATTGGCAAATTACCTTTTGCTAACAAAGTTCTAGTTTTTAGCAAAGAACTAGCCGAACTTGTAAGATCAGATATTACGCTTCCGCCTACTTTTGCTATATTAGCTAAGGCACCTGGTCCGGCAATACTATCAATAGTGTTAACAATTGATTGTCCTACTCCAAAAGTTATTGCTTTGCCTGCATCAACTACAGAATTAATTAAGCCGCCTACCGAAGCTGTACTCATTGCACTGTCAACTTTGCCTGCAGCGTCTGTTACCCCTTTGGGTATTGCACCTGGTTTATCTACTTTTGTTTGAGTAACACCGGCATCTGCTGGTGCTTCTGTTGTTGTTGTTTCTTCAGCCGTAACAGTAGGCTCAGCCCTTACATCACGCTGTGTATTTTTCTTAAATGTATCTGGAGTTTCTACCTTAGTACCCTGTGTTTGAGGTTCTGTTTCTTTGCCATCAGTTTTTTCAGGAGTAAATGCTCCTGGATCTAAATTTTCGTGTTCTGCCCAAGGCTCGTGTTGAGGTATTCTACTAGGAATATTAGCTGCTGTTGCTGATGAAGGAGCAGTTGCACTTCCTGCTGAGTGTGATCCAAGTATTTGGTTATCCGAGCCGCCAATGTCGCCCCAAGAAGCTCCAGCACCTGTACCATTTACACTACCTGATGATAACGTACTAGTATTTACACCCGAGCTAACAACTACATTTCCTGTTACATCTATATTCTTTGTGTTTGTGTCAGGAGTATCTAAGTTAACACTACCTGATGCTGTAATAATTCCGTCAACACAAGTTAATTCTATGTTAGCCGCTGCTGTTCCAAAAATACTATTTCCTGCTGTAAGATGTATATCTCTGCCTGCTTCTAAATTTATATCTCTATCTGCTTTAAGATTTAAATCATTTTCTGTATGTACACTAACACTGTCTTGTGCATAAATGTCAATTTTACCGTTTGATGTTAATTCTATCCAAGTTGACCCTTTAGCATTAGCAATGTAAATTAAGTCTTCTGTATTATGTAAAAGTATTTGATGGCCGGTTCTAGTACGCAATCGTACAAGTTCATTATGTGGTAAAGTAGGATCACCGCCTTTGTCACCGCCTTCAACATTTACATAAACTGCTGGGCCTTCACTTGCTGAAGTTTGACGTATTAACGTTGCATCTCCATCGTCAAATACTAAACTACTGCCGCCTAACCTATTTTGTGGTTGTGCAGTTTGTGCAAAATTTTCGCCATAATTTACTCTTGGTGCACCAGGACGTTTATCTTGTGGTCCAGGACTACTAAGACCTAAAACTGCGCTTGGAACTTCTCGTCTTGCACTAGTAGTAGTTGTTCCTCTAATTTCATCTTCAATTAATCCTTGTGCAGTTAATGCATCAATAACATCTTGGTTAGCTGGTTTAATAAATTGTGTACTGTCTCTACCTTTACCAGTTTCTACTTTTTTATTATATTCAACAACAGGTAGTTTTTTAGCTTTGTCTTTATCATTAAATGTAGTTGATACCCAAGGATCAGGTGTCATTATATTAGTATGATCTTCTGGTATACAACCAATCCAATAACCGTCACCACCTTCTGCAAAAATTACAAGAACTTTTGCTCCAATATCTGGTGGTACAGCCCAAAACCCATAACTACGTTGACTGTTAGTATGGCCTGAATTTTTACTAGTCCCTTCAAGAGATGTAACTCCTGCAAATGGGCTAAGATATTTTACTGGTAATAATTGCCCCGGAGCGTTTGTAGATTGTCCTGCATTACTTGAAGTTAAAATTTCAACTTCTAAATTGCCCATATATGTGCTGTCTAAATGATTTCTGACAATTGCTACAACAGGTTGTGTAGGAAATGATTCTTTCGTTCCTGCATTAGTTGTACGTTCTACTTGACTTTTATTAATTTTACCTACCATTATGTGTTAATCCCGCTTTGATTTGGTGGTGTAACAGGTGGACTAATTGAAGGTGGTACTACTGGTACACTCAATGCACTAGATAGCGCATTAGATACTTGTTGTGCAGCGATAGTCGGTGCTTGTAATGCCGCACCAAGTGAATTTTGTATATTGCCTATTTCTGACTCTAATGCTGCAACACCGTTAGCCAATGCTCCGCCAACTGGCGAAGCTGAAAGTGCTGCACTTAGTTCATTTACTGCACCTTGTATGTCATCTTGCAATCCGTTAAATGCTGCCACTGGCGCACTAGCTAACGGAGAAATAATTGCATCAATGCCTTTTTCAATAACTGATTCAATTGCAATATCAAGAGGTTTAATTCCTGTATCCTCAGGTTGATTTCTTCTTCGAATAGTTTTTAATTTTTGAGAAAACTTATTAGCACTCCAAGTATTAGTAACTTCTGTTACTTGATATAATCCACTAAATGCACCAACTGCTTTTGAGCCACCTGCAGGAAATTTCATATAACCTTCGTCTCTTGTATCAACAGGAGTTCTAAAGTTTACAATAATATCAACTTCGCTTGATTGATAATCCATAGTCCCGTCTGATGTAATGTTGATTCCTCCAGTATTTTTGGCACCATAATTTCCCATACCGCTATCAGCAATATAGTACGGGTCTCCCCAAATTTCAAATTCAATAGTTACTAAGTCTACTTCACTATTTACAATAGCATCATTAAACGATCTTGCTATCTGATTTTCTGGATGGCCGGCTACTCCAGATCCACTTTCGCCTGTATTTGTTTTAGGAACACTTTTTGCAGATGATATACCTGCTGAAGATGAATTCTTTTTGTCGCCTTCACTTGTACCGTGTACAGGGGTTTCTAATGCCGCTGTTAAACTATTTGATCCTTGTGTTTTCTGTGTTTTTCCCAATTGCCCCATATCACCACTTAGTGCTTGGAAAAATGCAACATTAATATCAATGTCAAAATTGATAATATCATCATTTTGTCCGGTGTACATATAGTCATACTGCCTAGCCGCTTGTTTTCTTAAATTAACATATCCGGGAGGTGCTGTCGTAGGTGATGTAATTCTAGCAACGTGTGTTTTATAAGGCACAACTTTATAAACAAATACCTTTGCACCTTCACCTGTTTGTGCAACATTATCATTTCCGGGAATTAAAAACAAATCGGTTTCTATTCTAAACCAAGTTTTCATACCATTAGTATCTGGTTGTTCTGTTACAAACCTTCTTGCATAGTCTGATAGCAATAATACTTCTTCAATAATAGTTTGTATTTTTGTTCCTGAGGCAAAGTTAATTCTTCTACCTTCGTCACTAATTTTAATATTTCCTCGTTGAAAAACACCTGGAGCTTTTTCTTTATCTTCGGTAAATGCAGGCTTGCCAAACATTTGTTTTCCTTCATCGAGATAATTTTTTGCAACTTTGCTTTTACCGATAATATTGACGTTTTCTTCTTTTTCAGCAGCCTCTCTAATTGATTCTCCAATTTGGCTACGCTTAACTACTATGCCTAAAATTTTACTAATTTCTGCATCAAAGTCTGCAGGTACTTCTCCGCCTTCTATTCCTGATAATTGTTCAAATAATTCTTGTTTCTTTTCTTCGCTAACTGCTCCTGCTTCACTAGTTTCACTTTGAGTAGTTGCGCCGTTTGTATCTTCTGTTTTGCCAGCGCCTGAGGCTGATGCACTAGTAAGTTCATTAGGAAACATAATAACATATTCGTCTGCAATTTTTTTGTTTCCTGCTTTTACTTGCTCTTGTTCTCTAGTGTTTAATATTGTAGCAAGGCTTTCAGGACCTGTTTGTAAAAAGTCTACAATTGTAGTACCTTTAATGTCAACTGCAACTTGTGTTTGTTGTATCTCGTCTGATAACGCTATTTCGTGATATGGAATTGCTGTAACTTCGTAATTACTTCCGCCTTCGCTAACATCAAAAGTTACATTTGATAATTTTAAAGGAAACATTCTTTTAGAGTTAGAATCTTTAAATGATCGTCCGTTATCATCATAACCAATAAAATCTACTTGTAACAAATATACACATTCTAAGTAGTTTGTATAACCTGCTTGAGCTGCTGCAATATGTAGGGTTTGTAAAAATAACCCCATACTATAAGGTTCCATTACATTAAATGATATGTTTGTTGCATTTGTTTGTTTTGTTTTGCTTCCGGGAGCAACTAAGCATTTTATTTCAACATCGTCAATGAAGTATTCGCCTGTAATTCCTGCTGCTTTTTCTAATTGTGTTCTTACTTGTCTATTACCTGAGCCGCCTGATTGTAAAACTATAACATCAGGGCCTGTTAGTCTATATGTTGAATCAGGATCATTAAACGACTCTCGTTTAATTGCTCCAAAGGTAAAAATATTATTGTAACTAGAAAATTTACTTAACGGATTCTTTTGTGGACCGGCTGCACCTACTCCGCCCATTAATCCACCAAACGCTCCGCCTAATGCATCACTTAATGCATTGCCAATGGCTGCTGTTGGATTAGAAAGTGCCGCACTAAGATCGTTTACTGCGCCTTTGACATCTGCAATTGGTCCTGCAAGAGCTGCTCCTAATGGATCAAGAGAAATATTAGGTGACGTTACAAATGGTTTACTAAGAGACTTTGATAAATCATTACCAAATTGTTCAGCTGCATTAGCAGTTTCAACGCCTGCTTGATCAAGCCTAGCTTTTAGATTCTGTGCTTCAAACAAGTTACCCTCCTAGTTTTTCTGTAATGTTTCTTTCTTTAGGCAAGTAAATTTTTGTGCCTGCTGTAAAGTCATAAACTGGATCTTTAAGAGTATTCATATTTCGTTGTGCAAATACCCACCAATATTTACGGTCGCCGTATAAATCGTGAGCTAACAAGTCTGGCCTGTATGTATATTGTGGTTCAATTTCATAAACTATATCATCGTTTTCAGAAGGTACTGGGCGAATATTTAAAATGCCCATAAACTGCCCATTTACTTCTTTAGTATCTTTGTAAGGACTTTTATCGTCGTAATATGCCATTATAAGTATCCATCTCCGCCAAGTATATATCCTCCGTTAACGAACTTGTCTAAACTAAATTTATTAACTTTATCTCTGCTGTACTGCGGCATCAATGCTACAGATATTTCACTTCTAGTTGGTGCATAAGATCCGTTAAATCCAACACCAGCTGGAATGTAATCAACATCAGATGGAAGAGTTACGTTAAAGTTTTGAATAACTACCGGAACATTATTAAAAACATAATCTCCATATCCATTTAATTTAACAACAGGAGGTGGTGATCCTTTGTTAGCACTATCTCCATATGCCATCTTAGTAATACTCTTTAAAAAGTGTACCGCTGCAATCCAATACTCTGCTTCTTTTGAATTTTCAACTGTAAATTCGCCTGTAATAGTAAACTGATCCACTTGTGAGCTAGTGTAAATGTGAAACGGATAATTACTAT